AGACCATGTATTTGGTGGTAATGCTTATACTGCACCAGGAACATTATATGTTGCTTTATATACTGTAGCACCAACAGATACAGGCGGTGGTACTGAAGTAACTGGCGGTTCTTATGCAAGACAAACTGCTGCATTTACCGTATCTGGTACAGACCCCACCACAGCAACTAACTCAGCTGCGGTTGAATATCCAACAGCTACAGCAGACTATGGAACTGTGGTTGCAGTAGGTATATTTGATGCTTCATCAAGCGGTAATCTAATGGCTTATGCAAACTTAACAGCTTCTAAAACTGTAAGTTCAGGCGATGTATTTAGATTTGACGCTGGCGATTTAGATATAACATTAGCTTAATACCATGGCCTCAGTAGGCTATGGCTTATACACATACGGAAAGTCCAATTACGGAACTCCTGTATATCATTTTGGCGCAGCCACTATTGCTGCAACATCCAATGTAACAGCAGTCGGAACTGTTCAAGTTCCAGTATTAGGTTCTGCGACCATAGCAGCAACCTCAAGCTTTACAGCAACAGGTAGACAAATAGATCGCGGACAAGCGATTATTAGTGCAGTATCTAGTGTTACAGCATCTGGTACACAGATTGATAGAGGTGTTGCAACCATAGCAGGAACATCTGGATTTACAGCTGTTGGTATACAAATAGACCTGGGATCTGCAACTATAGTTGCCACATCTAATGTAACAGCTACAGGTACACAAATAGACCGTGGTGTGGTTATAGGTCCAGCCATATCAGGTATGACAGCTACAGGTAGATTTACTGTAGTTGGTGAGGGAACATTTACAGAAACTAGTGGATTTGATGCCTTGGGTGGCATTGTATTAACAGGTGCATCTGTAATTGCACAAACAAGTGGATTTAATGCAGTTGGTGGTCTAAAATGGGAAGATATAATTGTTCCTGGTGAGACTTGGACCGATCAGATAGTGGCAGATGAAACTTGGACTGACCAAGCAAACCCAGATACATCATGGACAACATTAGGCGAACAAGACGCAGCTTAAAGGATAAAATTTTATGGCAGATACATTTACAACGAATTTAAACTTAACTAAACCAGAAGTAGGAGCATCTACAGATACTTGGGGAACAAAGCTAAACGCTGACCTTGATACTGTTGATGGTTTATTTAGCGCTACTGGTACTTCAGTAGCTATGAACTTAGACGGAGCAGTAATAGATAGCTCTGTCATTGGTGGTACTACAGCAGCAGCTGGATCATTCACAACTTTATCAGCAAGTACATCTATTACAGGTACACTTGCAACAGCAGCTCAAACAAACATAACTAGCGTAGGAACTCTTACAGGTTTAACCGTAAACGGCAACGTCTCAGTAGACGGTGGAACAATTAAACTTGATGGTAATTATCCAACTGGTACAGGTAATGTAGCTTTAGGTGATACTGCTTTAGACGATGGTTCTTTGAGTGGTGGTAACAATACTGCTATTGGAAGTGCTGCACTATCAGCAAACACTACAGGTTATCAAAATGTTTCTGTAGGTCATAATTCTTCTGCGGCAAACACCGAAGGTTTTTATAATGTAGCTGTGGGCGATAATGCTTTAGCAGCAAACACTACAGGTGCTAAAAATACTGCATTAGGTGTCTTTGCTTTAGACGCTAACACCACAGCAGAAAACAATACAGCAGTTGGGTATCAAGCTCTAACAGCAAACACTACAGGCTCTGAAAATACTGGTATAGGTAGAAATACTCTTCGTGTTTCTACTACTGGTTCAAATAATGTTGCTGTAGGTGACAATGCATTAGACGCTAATACAACAGCTTCAAATAACACAGCAGTTGGTAATTCTGCTTTAGGAGCAAATACCACAGGTACAGCAAACGTGGCAGTTGGTAAATCTGCTTTAACAGCAAACACTACAGGTACTAGTAACGTAGCTGTAGGTACTGATGCACTTGATACAGCTACTACAGCAAGTTCTAATACTGCTGTTGGAGCAGCAGCTATGGGAGCAAACACTACAGGTTATAGAGGTTGTGCTTTTGGCAACGGAAGTATGTTGAGTAATACAACTGGCACAGGAAATACAGCATACGGATATGAGACTCTTAAAAATAATACTAATGGTGGTAACAACGTAGCAGTTGGTTATCAAGCTATGGAAAATGGTAGTGGTATGGATGGTTGTACTGCTCTTGGTAGCACTGCTTTACAAAATGTTACTGGTGATAGTAATACAGCTATAGGGCGATATGCCTTAAGTTCAACTACTTCAGGAACTTATAATATAGGTTTGGGTTACAATGCTCAATCATCATCAGCTACTTCTAGTGGTCAATGTACTTTAGGTGATACTAATATTACCAATTTACGTTGTAATGACACATCAATTTCTTCACTTTCAGATAGTAGAGATAAGACAGATGTAATTGATTCTCCTTATGGATTAGAATTTATTAATACTGTTAGACCTGTTCAATTTAAGTGGGAAACTAGAGATGGAAATGTAAAAGATGGTTCAACTAGAATAGGTTTTCTTGCACAAGAATTATTGACTGCTTGTGATGGAAATAATGATGTATTAGATTTAGTTTTAGATGATAATCCTGATAGATTAGAAGCAAAATATGCAAACCTATTACCAGTTGCAATAAAGGCAATACAAGAGCTTTCATCACAAGTAGATGAATTAAAAGCTGAAATACAAACTTTAAAAGGAGAATAACATGGCACAAACAGTAAGCGAAGTCTTAACAGCAGCAACAGATAGCGTAACTTTAATTAACGAAGTAAACGCTGGAGCTTGGGATGTTGAAGGCATGGAGCAATCAGAAATCAACGATATAGTACAAAGAAACGTAGACCATTTGGAAATCGTTTTAGCGTATGCACCTGTTGATGAAGATGATGATACTCCAGATGTAGTTGGTAGTTCAGAAGATAAAACATCTTATACAACTGCGATTTCAACTGGTAAAAGCTACATATCATCCAATAGCTAAAAATGGCACTATTGCCTGTAACTCCGCCAGCTGGCATAGTCAAAAACGGTACTGACTATGCTAACAAAGGTCGTTGGGTTGACGGCAATCTCGTGCGTTTTGAAAATGGCTATCTAAAACCTATTGGTGGTTGGTCTAAACTAAAAACCACAGCACTTGATGGTGAGCCTATAGGTATGTATGCCTATAAGGACAACCTAGGTGCATCTGTTTTAGCTGTTGGTACAAGACAAAAGGTTTATGTTTTATACGACAACACATGGACTGATATAACACCAGTTGGTTTTGTAAACGATGCCGATAATGATCCTCTTGGTTATGGTGCATACCACTATAACGTAGAAGATTATGGCGATGCTAGAAGCCAATCTGGATTACCTCTCGACACAGGTCACTTCTCCTTTGATAACTGGGGTGAGGATTTAATCTTTTGTTTTTCTGGTGATGGCAAAATATACAAGTGGAGGCCAGTTTCAGGCGGAACAGCTGATACCATTGGTACAGTTGTAACAAACGCTCCTACAGGCTGTCAGGCTGTTCTAGTAACTAATGAAAGGCACTTAGTTGCTATTGGTTCTGGTGGTGACCCTAGAAAGGTAGCTTGGAGTGACAGAGAAGATAGAAACACTTGGACATCTTTAGCTACTAACACAGCAGGTGATGTGCAAATACCCACAGGTGGTCGTGCTTTACTAGGTGTTAAATACCAAAACGATGTAATAATTTTTAGTGATACTGGTATAGATAGAATGAGCTATGTAGGCTCACCTTTTGTTTATGGTATTACAGCAGCAGGTGCAAACTGTAAAGCAGTTAGTAGAAGATCAGTCGTACAAACAGGAAACTTTCTTGCGTGGATGGGTGAAAACTCATTCTTTGTTTACGATGGCACTGTTAGAGAAATACCATGCGATGTGCATGATTTTGTCTATGACCAACTAAATGTACCAGGAAGGAAAGCATGTTGGGGTGGACACAACTCTAACTTTAACGAAATATGGTGGGGTTTTCCAAGCGGTGATGGTGTATATTTACCAAATAAATATGTAATATGGAACTACTTAGAAAACACTTGGTCTATAGGCTCAATGGATAGAGGCTGTTGGATTGACCAAGGTGCGTTTGATTATCCTATAGCAGGTGATTCAAATGGTTTTATTTATCAACACGAATCAACCACATTATCTAATTCACCAAACTTAAATAGTGATGTGCCGTTTTGCACAAGCGGTCCAATAGAATTAGGAAATGGTGATAACTATGTGCAATGTAACCAGATTATTCCAGATGAAGAAGCAAACACATTACCAGGTGTAACAATAAGTTTTAAAGGTAAGTTTACCCCATTAGGTAGCGAAACAGATTTTGGTAGTTTTACCTTTGAAAATGATGGATATACCGATGCTAGGTTTACAGCAAGACAAGTACAGATGACTGTAACAGGTAGCACAACACAAGACTTTCAAGTTGGTAATATAAGATTAAATATTAGACCAAGAGGTAGAAGATAATGGATCTATCCTCACAAAGACAGTATATAC